GTGCTTGAATCATAAACCTCAGTCCAGTTTAAACCAGCGTCTGTACTTCTAAGTATTGTTCCTCCAGTTGCAGTTCCTGCTAGACAAATAGAATCTGTTACTCTTGCAAGAGAAGCTATATATGTCTCAGTGCTTGAATCATAAACCTCAGTCCAACTTAAACCGGCGTCTGTGCTTCTAAGTATTGTTCCTCCGCTTATAGTTCCAGCTAAACAAATAGAATCTGTTACTCTTACAAGAGAATATATGTCTGTCTCAGTACCTGAATCATAAACTTCTGTCCAATTTAAACCAGCATCATCGCCTTCTGTGACAAGATGCGTCACATGATCTGTAACATTTACTGCCCCGGCTCCAGTAAGTGTTTGTGGTGTAGAACCTGTCACTAATGGCTTCCAAACAGCGGCTCCTGATGTAGCATCAACACAAGTATAAGCTCTGTCAGATGTTATGTTTATCCATATAGAACCAACTGAATATCCATCTCCGGTATCATCGCCAACGCCAGGATTTGTGGTTGCAGAAAAATTCACCTTGGTGTTTTGAACATTGTCTAAAGAGAGAGTAGTTCTTTGAGCTGCGGCATCTGCATCGTCTAACAAAGCTCTGCCTGCTGCCGTACATGTTATCTCTTCTACATCACCACTACCAGCCGTTGATCTTCCAAGCAACTTGTCTGTAGCTGAAACATTCTGTATTTTTGCATATGTTACAGCATTGTTTGCTATGGTTAAAACTGTACTCCCAGTAGCATCACCAGTATGGTTAGCGTTAGTTATTTTTGCAGTATTAGCTGTAACGCTTGAGTTGTTTGAAACCTCAGTGTCAAAATCTGTTATCTGTGTAGCTAAGACTGAATGCGGATTACCGATTGTAGTTGTTCTGTGTGTGTTGTTTAAAGCTGTGTCAGACTCTACAGCATCAAGATCAACCGCCTGGGTTACTGTTAAATAACCGACTTTTGTTTCATCAGCAATCGGATATGTTCTTTTGGCTGTATTTAGGGCTATAGCTGCGTCATTTGTTACAAATTTACCTCTTATAGCGTTTTTAGTTGCAGCATCAGTATTTGCATTCCAAGACGTTGAGTTGTAAGCTGTATCGTCTGTAGATACATTAGAAACGTTTTCAAGACTTAAATCTGTCTTTACTTCCAAATAACTCCTACCTTCAAGACCATTAGTTGTAAATTTTGCATAATCATTATCTATTACTGTAGCAGAGTCGATATCAACTGCATTGCCATTAGCAATACCAAAGGTAAGGGTATTTTGTTTGCTATCGATTTGCGTCTGTATATCACTTGTAACGCCATTTAAATACCCCATTTCAGTTTGTGTTGTGCCATTTCTCCATATATCAACTTCTGATTCTGTATAATACCTATTATCATGAAGATGGTCGTCTAATGTGTCTAAAGCTAATTGAACTGTAGTGTCAGAAGCACTTAAAATGGAATTGAAATTAGATATATCTGTTGGAATATCTGAAGCGAATGAAGTAGTGCTCGATCCAGAGCCAGCACCAAAACCTTTACTCTCTCTCAAATCATAATACAAACTACCATCTGAAAGTGTAACTAATGCACCAGATCTTGTTACTATTATAGCCCCTATAAACACAACTTCTGCACCTATAGAAAACGATGCTTTAAGATCTTCGATAGCTTGATCTATTCCATTTCTTGCACTTGAAGCAGAATTAAAAGCACTTTGGCTTACAATTTTTTTTGTAGGATACCCATCAATAGAAGGAACTGTGCAAAAAAGTGTTATAAAATAGCCGGTTGTACCGCCACCCTCTACTAGCTGCCATGTAATACCTGTCCATTCATTCCAGACATCATATGTTCCGCCATTGTTATAACTTATATTATTGTCAGGAGTTGTTGATACCCAATCTCCGTTTGACCCGCTTCTATATAAAAACGGAGATGTAGACGATAAGGCTATGGCGTGTTTTATATCTTCATCCCATATAACTCCACTTGTCGTTTGTGTATATGTATCACCACCATCAGACAAACCCTCTATAGCTAACCCGCTTCCATAAGTTGTACCAACTGTAAAATGTAAGTATGCATGGGTTGAAGAACTCATCCTTATTCCGTGAGCTTCATCTACAGCCCAACCATCACTTGTAGTAGCATTCCAATATACATACCCAACAATTGCATATTCAAAAAAAACAATATTGGTAACGCTATTTGTTAAGATATACTGAATTGTGCCTGAATTATCAAAATATATATAATAAGCTCCGCTCGTATCAGGAATTACTATTGATTGTGTTGTTGTTTTTGTTATTTTTTTACCATTAGCCCAAAAATAAAAATTAGAACTACCGCCTTTTACTAAAGCAGAGAATGTTCTTGTTCCTGTTACAAAGCTTATATCTGGAAGGCTTGCCGATGTTTCTCTGTCAAAACCATTATGAAACTCTGTCTCTCCTATTTCTGCAAGAATATCCTCTGCGTTTGTACCTGTGAAATAATCTGCTGTATCAACAACATCTATATCGTCAGCGTCAATCCCTGTGAAATTATTACCATCAAAAACAGGTGAACTTCCGTTCGTAACGTCTTGGTCTACATAGGTATGGTCTGACCCATTTGATGTTCTATGTGTATTATTTAACACTACATCAGAATGATCTTTTCCATCAGAGCTTCTATGTGTTGTATTTGCAGTTACATCAGTATTGTTAGAAACCTCTGTATCAAAATCTGATATTGTAGCTGCTGTTTGAGTTCCAGTATGATTTGCCCTTGATCTATCAGAAGCGTGATAGTGCGATGTGGAGTCTCCAGAGTCTGTCAAGTCAGTTGCTTGGGCTGCTGTTAAATGGTAATAGTCATTGCTTGCACCGCCTTGTATACCTGCAAGATCATTATGAGTTGTATTAACTCTTGATAAAGTATTTCCATCTGTATCTGAAACTGTGAGTCTCTGTCCATCAAATTGTAAAGAGTATCCTATGCCAAGCTCAAGGTCTTTAGGTATTAATCTTCTTGGAGTACCTGTATTTAATGGATCTATATATAGATTAACTGATACCGCTACTGAATGAGTATTTGTCAATGTTATAGAAACAACACTCATCCCTTCTGTAGAGGTTAAAAGTACACTTGGATCTGTGTCTGAAAGCTGTCCTTGTGCAAGACAGGCAAATGTTGTACCGTACATTCCACTAATCGTATAGTCAACAACCCCTGTTACGCTAGCACCACCCTCAAGAGTATCTGTGTTGTTTAAGCAAATCATCTTATAGAGTCCCCATTATCCCCATGTATGTAAATAATTCTCTTTTTGAATTAACCCCTAGTTGACTTGAAGCATCTCCGTCTCCACCCATTGTCACTGGCATATCACCAATGCTTTCCATAGCTCTTTTTAACTCTAAAAAAAACTCATTCCAAATTATAGTTACATTTTTTGATTCTCCAACTATAGGCTCTCCTAGAGGTGGAGTTTTTATTATAGCCATTACATATCTCCTTTATTTCTTTTTATCTGTAAATTGAGAAATAGCTGCGGGTTTAAAAAGCCTTTCCATACCTTTAACACCTCTTCTTTGTTGTTTTTTTGCTTTTACCTTTTTTGTATCTGAAAAAGTTAAAAGGAGATCAAGATTTCTTGAAAATCTCTCAAGGAAAGCAGCGGTTACCCCAAGGGTTAACACTGTCTGTACGCTAAGCGACTGCCATATAGTATTTAAATCTCTGATTATGTAATTTTTAAACTTGCCAGAAAAAGATTTATCATCTTCATCCGGAGATATTGCTGCGGTCAATGCAGTTGCTAAAACACCCGCTTCACCTATTCTATAAAGCTCTCTGTATTGTTGTGCGTTTAAACGACGCTCTGGATCTCCGGTTTTTGTTAATGTCCTAGCAAAACTTGTTGCATTATCAGCTATGGAGTGAATAATAGGGATAGCCCATGTCCTAAATTTTGAAAAAGACTTCCCGATAGATGTAGATCCCGCAAGACTCTCAGTACCTTCAAAAGACAGCCATCTACCTGCGTTCTTTTTAATCGCTTGTAATTTTTCAGGACTTATTTCGCCTTTTCTAAACTCCTCATTTGTCATATTTCCAAGCAGGATATCTATGTTTGTCTGTCTTCTATTCCACTTCAACATACCATACATAAGATCGTTAGCCCTTTCGCCTATCGTTCGGCCAGGTCTTGAAAATTCACTAACAACAGTGTCTCCAACATATGACTTATATTTTTTTATTATCTTTTTGCCTTGCTTAGATAATTTCCTAACATTGGCTTTTGCAAGTTTTCTTGTACCAATGGCTGGAATTTTTGCCATAGTTTCTCCAGCAACGGCAGATAATTGTAATGGAATGTTGACAGCTATATATCTCAAAGAAAGAAGCGTATTTAACCCTCTAAGAGCTGTATCAAAAGTTCCACCTTGTTTATACCATGCGTCTATTTGCAATCCTTTTTTATTATTAAGATACTGCCTCGTAAACTCTAAAAGACTTTCATCAACAACACCTTTGTTTACATTTTTTTTGATTGGGGTCATAGTCATTGCAAGCGTGTCTATAGCAGGTATAGCCTCGTCTAAACCAACTTTTTTAAAAAACTGCTTCATGTAAATATCAGTCGATCTAATGACGTTTTTGCTCGGACTCAATTCTCCTGATCTAAAAACTGTGTTTTTAAAAAACTTACTTAAACCTAACTCTTTTCCTGTTGAATCAACTGTCTTGAAAAACGCTTGGTCTCGAGCACTTTTTTTAAATATTTCTTTTAATGTTTTTTTAAAGCCAATATCTTTAATATTTAAAATGTTCTCGCTCAAAGGTTTTTTTGCGTGCATAAAATATTTATCTTTAAACCTAGAAGATTCAAGGTCTTCATTTGTTTTAAGATAATCATATGCTTTTCTATAAAAACCTCTGATAAAATCAGCCAGATGAAGTTCTTCTTCTGTCATCTTGCTTAAAGATTTAACTTTAACCTCTGTATTGCCTTCAAGATAGTTCATTATCAATTCTTGAGTAGGAACTAGTCGCTTAACAAGACTCCTTTTTCTTGACTTCAAAGCTTTGTCTGCCAAGTCATACATCATATCTCTTGTTTTTATATAGGTATCTTGATTCTTCATTTGAGCCAATTTTACATGATCAACCATAAAATTATAAAAAGGATTTTGTCTAGAAAGAGAAGTATCATATAAAAATTTATCCAAAGCACTGCTTGTCAAGCCTTTCAATTCACTTGGCTTAACACCTATGTGTTTAGCTCCTGCTTCTAAAACCTCTCTGTGTGTTTTCATCCCATGAAATATTGATCCTTTTAACTCTCTCATTCTTTCAGGTGTAAAAAATATATCATTTTTGTCATATTTTTGCAAGATACTTTTGTACCTGGAAAGTTGATCAAGATTCATCTCTGCGAGTTTAGGTGCTTTAAGTTTTTTTCTTAAATTTATTTCACCAGTAAAATCTTTATCTTTTAAAATCTTTTTTAACTCACGATAAGCTTTTTGACGTTTCTTAAAAAAAATAGCTTTTCTTGAGAGTTCTTTTCTAAATTTGTTAAATTGATCTAAAGACATATTGTCTATATTTTTACTAGAGAGAGCGTTTAATTCTTTTTTTGTAAGTTTGTAAAATTTCTGGATAGCAGATATTTCCTTTTTTCTTACTTGCAAATCTGTGTATTTTTTAGCTAGGTCAGCGTTTTTATCAACCGAAAAAATATCCTCATCAATATCTAACTGGTCAAAATCTAGTTCACTATCTTTTTTTACACCAGTAATTATCATTTTTTTTTCAGGAACATGTTGTGATTCCATTGGCATTATAATCCTGCGTATATCTGGAGGCATATCTTTTCTTGAGGCAGTAGCTCTTGCCTCTGCTTCACCATGCAATCTTTGATATAGCTCAAATGCATATTCTTTTCTTTTTTTCATAGAAGAATATTTTTCTCTCTCTTTAATCAAGTTTGCAAGTTCTTTTCGTTCTATACTGTCAGATCTGGTATTATCTTTGCCTATGCGTTGTTTTAATGTTGAAATATTTTTATTTATAACATCCACTCTGTCTTTTATTCGTTCAAGAAACATATCTAGATTTCCACCAGACGCAAAACCTTCTTTATTTTGAACTGCGTGTTGTATTTCATGCATAAGCGTTGCCAAAGCTTCTTTTGCGTTCGTTCTCCTGACTTCTATATTTTTATTTTTTTTACTAAAAAAACCACCGTTTTTCTTGTTTCCAGTAAGGTCAATACGAACATTTAAATTTTTTAAATGTGGATATCTTTCAAACAGTTCAGGATGATATAGTAATTTTCCTAACTTAGTATTTATTGAGCCTTTAGGGTTTTTTGATTTAAATCTAAACCGAGCTTTAGAGTCATCTATTTCTATTCTATCTTTACCGTCAAGCCCTACCGTATAACCTTTTTTATACCAAACATCGTTTTTATCTGCCCCACCTTCTATCATCTTTCTAGCCAAATCCGCCTGTTCTTGATCGAAACCAACGCTACGTTTTCCGACCATCATGTATCGCTTTTTGTTATTTTGCAGAGCTATATCTTTTTCGTAAACCTTTCCAGATTCTATTGATCTTGCAAGTTTCTTAACTGAGTGACCTCCCAAATGAAGAATGCCATCAAAAAAATCTGTAATTTTTTGCAAAATTTCACCAAGTTTTGTGCCCCTGTAACTCTCACGATCAAGAAGAATTTTTGATATTAAATTAGCTTCATCCTCTTCCAGGGCCACTTCAGGATCTTTTATTTTGCTTAACTCAAATCCAAGTTTACCTTGTTTCGAAAGTTTATCTATTTCTTTTCTAATAGACGCTCTCTCTTTTTGATTAACAACACCCCAGTTAATTAACATATGGTAATTTTCATGTGGAATAGTACCTTTTGTAGCATAATCCTTATCAAGCACCATCTTACCACTAGAATAAGATCCTGCTATTTTACCGTCTGGATTTAAACCCATTGATTTAAGTATAATTTCTGTTTTTCCATCACCAACATCTTTTACTTGTTGAATGTTAAGTTTAGTTCCGTTTTTAAAATTTATATTAACACTTTTATCATTATTAATTGAAATTTCTTGATTTTTGTAAAATTTTTGTATATCCTTAATACCAATATCTTTTCCTGGGAGATTGTCTTTGCTTATCGTTGATAGTTTTGTATCTTTGATAGGATCTGTTTTTACCTTTTCAAACAAATCAATATCTTCATTAGTTTTAACCAGCGCCTCAACTTTTGGGATAAGATGTTCAAGCATTCTATTATCAACCAGTTCTAAAGCATCTTCTGGTTTTAATTCTTTTGACGCTAGTTCTTCGTTTATACGTTTAAGAATCATTGAATCTCTTTTTGGCATTGGCTTGTTAGGTAATATATTGCCAACTTCTTGTTGTTCTTGCGCTTGTTCCGTCTTATCTGTTGTTTTTTGAATAGGTGTGCTGCCCATACCCATAACAGTTCCAAAACTACCAGCACCAACGAGCACATCTATTTCTTTAGCTGCTTTCTTTGCAGATTCCCACGCCTTTCCTATAATTTCAGGATCTTTTATTCCAGATTCAGTTATGGTTTTTACTACTTCTGACGCAACATTTTCACCCCATTCAGTACTACTTTCTCCAACACCTTTTAAAGCTGCAACAGCCCCTTTTTTGTAAAACGATGAAACTGCTTTTTTCTTTAACATATTACCTAGTCCGAACTTTTCTAAAGTTGTTACTATCGGAACTATTGTAAGACTACCAGTTAAAGCACTGGCTTCGTCAACGCCCTTTTGTTTCATCTCAGAATACATAGACGCTGCCTCTTGAACTCCACCAACAAAGCCGCCTATTGCTGTTGAACCACCAGAGAGAAGTGTTGCTCCAATTACTGTTAATGCAGATGATGCAGCATCTCCAAACTGAGTAACAAGATATTCCGGGTTTAACAATAAAGATGGGTTATCCCAAAGCTTTTTCCCTTTAATTTTTTTTGAACTTCCTAGGTTTAAATTAGCAATTGCTTTTTTATCACCAGAAAGAACTTTATCATATTCATTACCCATATGTTGGAATGCGTCTCTTAAAAAGCCAGCGTATCCAGTAGAACCAGTACCTAATGTGTCTCCGAGAGTTTTCTCTGCATAATCAACTAAACCAGCTCCAAAACCCAACACTTTATTAACACCACTTAATACAGTATAAGCTGCCCTGGGGGCTGTTTTTAATGCAGCTTTTCCAAAATCGCTTATCTTTTCACCAAGATCAGGAGCTTTATATTTGGAAAGATTTACAGGAGAAGACTCTTTGTGTACATACTTAGGAATTTTGTACCCCATAGATTCACGAAACATTTTATTTATTTCATCTTTATCTTCCTGTGACTCTACAGGGTAATTGTTTTTTTGCAATTTCTCGTCGCTACTGCTCGTATAGGGGGCTTTTAAAAATGAAAAATCAAGCTCTGGTAGTGTAGTGTTGTTTTTTTTTGAACCACTAGAAACAACGTCTATATTATCGTTTAAGAAGTCTAGTTTTGGAAGATACATTAATATCCCCTTTCACGCCTGAGTAGTGCAGCTTTTATTTCAGCTCTTGTTCTTTGTCCGTTTAATTGTCTATAATGCGCTTCTATTTTTTGATCTAAATCCATTGATTCATATGCAAGTTTTTCTTCGTATTGTTTAACCCTACTCATTCTTTTATTTCTATCTATAAGCCCTGGGACGTCAGAGGCACTAAACTTATAATTCTCTTCTTCTTTTTGACGCTTTGCAACTTCTCGCTTAAATTCTTTTATATATTTTTTATCAATATTATATAATTCTTTAGCCATTTTGTTTTGCTGGGTCTTTCTGTATTTTTCATCTTGTTTTTGAATTTTCCTGATATTAGCAAGTTGTTTATCATCTGTGGAAGTTCCGCTTAAAGAAGATAGATATTGTTTTTGTTCTATAGGAGACATTTTTACAAAATCTCTTTCTTTTTTAAAAATGCTTTCAGGTATATTACCAGTTTCTTTAGCCCACCTAACCCAATCTCCATAATTATCAACATTAACTTTATCAACAAAAGACATTACAGACTTAAGCGTGTTTTTAACTTTCTCTCCTTCATAGTCTCGCTGTGCACTTTTAGCAACCTTATTTGACATAGCCAATCTATTGACTAATCTGTCAGCAGCCCTGCTTTTTTCCTCATTCATACGGGCATCTAGTTCTTGAGCTTTGCCGGTCATTAACATTTTTGCAGCTTGCTCATTAAAATCAGCTTGTTTCTTTGCGTTTTTAGACTCAAAAAGATTACCTTTAACAACTCTTTCTGTGCCATAAGAAGATTTTGGCATCCAATTAGCTATTATTCCTTGTTGAGATCTTTGTGCAGCATCTTTTCTTGCAATATAAGCTTGTTTTTCTTCAAAAGCCCTAGCTTCATCTATCTGCCTATCTTGCCTAGCCATAGATTGTTGCCTCAAAGCTCCAGCCACTTCTGATTCTGTTGGCAATAATTGTCTTGGCATCATCAAATTACCACTTTGTAAATATGGGTTTACCATGTGTTACCTGCCTTCCATGCGTTATAAGCTTGCATTCTATCTCTATTCGCTTGTGATTGGGCAGCCATAATATTGGCAACATTTCTCTCTGCGTCTGTTTTATATCTAGTTGCATCAGCATCGTATTGAGCTTTAAGTGATTGCCCTCTCTCTCTTAACCCAGTTGTTCTATCAAGTCCTCTTTCATAAATATTTGATCGTAAGCCAGCTCCTTGCATTTCATAATCACCTAGATTTTTAGCTCCTTGCATCTCCCACTCGCCCATTCTTCCAGCAGCACTCATACCAGCCTGAGACATTTGATTGTACATATTCATTTTATCCATATATCTCTGGTGAAACTTATCATACTCTTCAGATGCTAATCCTTGGCTATATCTCATTGCTGCTTTAACAGCAGCTCCACTTAAAAGATTGCCTCTAGCTGCTGCTGCACTGTCTAATGCTTTTTCTCCTTGGGCAAGCCTGAATTTATATCCAGCATCTTCTGTTAGTTTTCCAGCCCCTTCTTGTATACCTGTGCTTAATTTTCCAAGAGCATCTAAACCTTTTTGCCTCCAGGGTGCTAGTTTTTTATTTGCTAATTCAACACCTCTTCTCATTACTTCTTGACTACGGGCGGTTGCCTCTTTAATTAAACCTGCGTTAAAACTCGACCCTTTCTCGGACTCACGAATATTTCTATTCATCATATTAAGTATATCACTACCAATATTTCTTGTTAAAGCTTCTTGTTCTATACCTGCACGGCGATAACTATCTGCCTGATTTTTAGCAGCTTCCAAAGATAATAAGCTTTGTTTATTCAAAGCTTCTAAATAATCTTTTTCTTTAAGCGCCATCATATTTCTTTCATTAGCTTTCGCCTGACTAACCATATCTTCTAGTTCTTTTTGATAGGTTTGGTTTAAAACATTATTTTTCTCTCTTTCTTGTGAGTTTAACCAGTTTTGGCGGTCTATTTTTGCTTGTTTTTGTTGTTGTGCCCACTCAATATCAAATAATCTCTGAGTTGCTTCTGCTGACTCTCTCCTTCCAACCCCTCCATAAACTCCAGGCGCGTTGTATCGAGCTGATCTACTTTTTAAATCTAATTTTTGTGTTTCGTATGGGTCAATCCCATATTCATCTCCGTAATATGCCATTATGTCACCTCATAACCACTTATTCTGCACCCTACTTTATTTGCAACAGATGCAGACATTGAGATAAAACCACCTCTACCAATTACCATGTTTATCATTTCAGAACATACCCATGACTCTCCAGGAGGAATAGGCTTGTTTTTTATTATTCTATTTGTGTAATCAGCAGAACCACTATAAGGAACAATGTTTATAGAAACTGTTACAAAAGATGTATCATCGTTTGTAAACACAGCAGATTTTAATACTAATTTTGATGTTGTTGCTACTGTATAATATGTAGCTGCTGAGTCTGTTAATTGAACACCATCTACTACAGCGACAGGTGTATACATTCTTCCCCCTTAAAACTTACAGGTTTTTAAATCTGCATAAGAACCCATCAAAACAAACTTTACTGGTTCTTCAATAGTTAATTCATATATTCTATTTCTGCTTTTTCCAAGACTTCTTAAAATAGCTCTTTTGTTTTTTTCTCCATTCTTACCAAGTTTTACTTCTCTGCCAGCACTCCAAGTGCCTCCATTGTCATCCGACCATTTTATTGTAGCTACAGGATCATATCCTACCTGATCTGAATCTACATCAAGACCAACACCTGTTTCAAAATCAAGCTCAACTCTATTGTGAATTACATTTTTCTTTTCTTTATTTATTACTTGTGTCCTTCTTATTCTTCTTATGGGTACCCCGGCATCAGTTTTTGCTGCAGTGCTCAACATATATATTTTTCCATCACCAAAACTACCAACAAGAGAACCACCTTCACCATCGAACATTGGAGCATCACTTTGTAAGGTGGCACCACCAGTTATACCTTCAAAAGCTTTAAATTCCCATTCAGCTGATGTATCAAAAACATAAAGCGTTACACTATATGTTTGTGGTGAATTATCAGCATTACCACAAATCACATCTATGTCTGCAGTATAAGAACCAGCAGTTAACGATTGAGCTGTCAATTCTGTCCTGATTTTTTGATCATTCCCTGTTGTTGATCCTATTCGTGATGCGTTTAACCATCCAGATCCAGAATTATATGTGATATCTGTAGTTACATTATCTAAAACAGAATCGTTTGATGCTATGTTATATACCTTTACGTCTTCAATAAAATTTTCTGTTTTTCCTTCCTCAGAAACAAACAATAAAGATGGTGGTGCAAGCAGCATAGTCCCGTATTGCACACCTGTCCATATCTCCACAACAAGAGATGGGGCAAAATTAAAATTACCCCCTATTTTCATTGCACTGCTACTATTGCCAACTGTATTCTCGCCACTTGTATTCGTAAGAATATCTGATGATTGATTTGACCATACAGTGCCGTTCCATATATAAGTAGCAGCACCAGCCTTCCCTTGACCAGCAGATATAGCATCTGATGCAGAGCCTGCACCAGAACAATAATCACCGAACTGTAAGGCAACAGCAGTAGACCAAGAAGTGCCATTAAACAAGTAATGATTCCCGTCAACCCAAGATATAGCCCCGGAACTATTGCCAGTTGTAGCATTTCCAAAAATAGAATTTGATAGGTTGCCTGCGTCTGTCCATGCTGTACCATTAAATGTATACGAAGAATCACCGCTCATTCCGCTGCCACAGTAAATAGAATCTGTCTGTGTACCATCGCCACCACCACCGCTACCGCTTGGAATCTTAGCCGATATTGACCATGTTGTACCATCAAAGAGATAAGCTTCTCTTTGTGTTGGAGATGAATGCCCAGCATATGCAACGCCTGCAAGTGGCGTTCCTCCACCAGAAGCGGAACCATAATCATCCCCTGCAATTATTTCTGCACCAGTTGTCCATGCAGACCCGTTAAATGTCTCAGTTCTTGAAGCTATTACGCTCTCGCCACCTGCGACATACGCATCGTCAGGGCTTCCTCCTTGTGCTGCTAAGTAATGCGTATAGTTAGTACTTGTTGCCGTTGCCCATGCCATTTATTTTATCCCATAATCAAGTTTTATTTTTTCAGCTATTTTATTGTCAATTCTTGACATCACTTCTTCAAAAACACCTCTCTTTATACACAACCTTAAACCAGAGTTTAATTGACCTACGAGATTGTTTATTTCTCCGGGGGTTGCAGCATTTCCCATATTACAAGACTGTTTTATCCATCTTACAGTATAGGAAATAAGCTGATGGTTGTTAACATTCTCAATTTCATCAAGACTCATCTTTATAATTTCATTAGCCTTTATTTCTGACCAGTCCATTAGCTCTCTAATAATTGCGGATGCTCTTAATCTCATGCATCTTAGTTCGTATTCTTTTTCTTCGATTCTTGCTTGTTTTAATTCTTTTTGTAATGCATCTTTTTCAGACAACGCTCTTTCTCTAAGAATCTTTAGTTTAATTTTACTCTTCTTATACTTAAAAGAAAGCAGTGTGATATTTTCAAACATTCCAGATTGCTCTCTAACAGCTTGCCAGTACTTACTTGCGTGTGTCGGGAAGTGAATGTCATTCAAAACAGATACTTCCATTTCCGTTCTCGTTCTTAGCCTTTGGGCAGTCTCTTCTACATCTAACATCTCGGCATGCAACAAAGACAATTTTTTATTGTCGTCATCTGTCAGTAAGTCATTGTGTCTATTTATACACAGTTCTCTGCTCATACTCACTCCTTTGGCTTAGATAATTTATAAAACTTAGCTATATTGTTGGATTTCTTTAAGCTACGCTGGCTCATAAAGAGTTGCCCATTCATGCCATGCTCCTGATCCTGTGTTTAAAACCCAAGTCTTGCCTTCCGTATAAAAAGATATCACATAAAAAATGATCCCGTGCATCGTATATGTATATGACATGGCATCGCTTTTTGTATCATATGTTGATATTTGGTAATTAATTGGGTCTGGAGAAACAGTTGCATACGAATATCCATCACTTTTAACAATAAAATTTTTGTTGGTCAACCAGTAAAGCACACCATTTATTTCTGTCATTGAAGCTATTGCGGAACATCCTATATCTAAAACAGCTCCTGGTATCCTAGAAAATGGAAAATCAGGGTCACCAGAAGCTCCCCAAACCTCAGTAGTTTCTTCTCCCATTAGCCAAATATGTTTCTGTGTTGTTCCGATACCTACAAGATTATCTGGCGAAGCTTCAGCTGTTGCAAAATCCAAAGCATCCCAAGTTAAACCATCGTATGCTTTAGATACATGTATTTGCCCTGTGTTTTGAGTTGTTACTATGAAATATCCGTCATGAAAAACAACTCTTGTGGCATATGGGAAACCTGAAGATGTTATTTTTGTAGCTACGTTGCTCGTGTTTATAATATAGCCATCTTGAGTGCTATCTACAACTATCAACTGTAAGCCATTGTCTGCAAAATTAACTGGTGTACTGTCTGTTGATAACGTAGCAACTAAAGTCTTTGATCCATATTTATCTATTGAATACAAATATTCACCAACAACCGCATATACAAGATTATTCCATGAATATAAAGCCCTGACATCTTTTTCAATGCCAGTATCACAAAACAATTTAAGACCTGGTGTTCCATACATAACAGATATCTCTTTTCCATCAAGATTATCAATAACATTATACATGTTAATGCTCTGCTGTGCATTATTGGCTTTTGAATAACCTTCGTAAGCACCTCCACAAAAAGGTATCTTCATTAAAATTCCTCGTCATACTGAAAAAATATCGACCCAGTATCGTTGTTGAATGTTTTTGCCATATATTTTGACTCTGCTGCTAAAGAAGCTAGTCCGGCACTAATTTCTATGCCAAGTTTAATGCCAATTCTAACTGCAAGGTTTGTTATAACTGCTTCAAGCCATTCTACAGGAAAATCTCCTGTATCTGTGTCTGAATCAAAATCTTGAATAGGTCTTTTTATAGTCATATTTATTGTATCTTTAACATCAGATGTCGTTGACCATAAATATAACTTGCCGTTGTTTAATTGTGGATCATACCAGTACTGGTTGGATATCCCTGTTGAATCTTTCGTAGAGAGAGACATATACTCCTCTCTCGAAACAGGTGTTAATGGAGTTTCTGTTCCATCAGAAGAAACTCGCCTTGCTTCTAATATTTCTAACGGTCGCTGAGTTTTTGTGGTGTATGTATATACATGGTTATCTACAGCAGAAGCATCTGTTAACGCTGCAGTTAATGTTATTGTGTTTCCAGAAGGAGTGCCATTAATCGTTGTCCACTGAACAGTGCCATCATCAAGCTCTATCCCTATGTAATCGCCATCTGAAATGCCTGTTATTGAATCAACATCAATTGTAGAATCCGTAGCAACTCCAGCAACTTTCATCTCTGTTTTTACAACCGACGCAGAAGCGTTGTCCCCAGTAGTACCTAAAAGATATGACTCCTGTCCATAAGCAAGAAAAAGAGTTATTTGTTGATTTAACCATAGGAAAATACCTTCGGTTTGCCAACTTTTTAACATTATATTCAAAGTTCTTCCAGCATCTGTAATTTCATCAGCGGTTGGTGTTTCGCCTATTCCAGTTGCTCCAAGATAAATGTAAGCTTGACCAATTATCTCATCTCTATTTAAGTTAAAATCATATGATCCTGATGAAGCCATTTAAAATATCCTTATATAAACTTATATACAGGTCTTACTCTTGGGTTTGGCACTGACTGTGAGTCTTTTTTTCCTTTTACAAAATCTTGTGGATGTCTTGTCTCAAAACACCTCTCGCAGACAATAAGGTTATCCCATGTTTTTTTAGTAACGCTCTGCCTATATTTATTACCACATCTATCACAAATTCTCCAAAAATCACCTTCTACATAAGGCATTTCTATTCCTTTAATTTCAATTCAATTGTTATATCGTAAACATCACCAGAACTTGCACCATTTGAGGTTAGCAAGATATTACCTGTTCTGTCACCACCGCTTGACGGATCAGGCAAACCGCCAGTTTTTTTCCAATTGAAACAACCATCAGTACCAGCCATAACGCATATGGTAGAGTTCGGTGCTCTGTCCCATTTAAGAATAACGCTCGAAAAACCAGAAACAGAATATAAAATCTTCTGAATTGATGTTCTTGTTGGGACCTTTCCAAACCTTGTTCTTAATTCAGAAATATCTACCTTTACAACATCTGTTTCTCCAGTACCATCACTTACACAAGTTATCTTTTTTACTACCCTATCCCAACCACCTCTTGTCGGAACATTTCCATCCCAATTAGGTGGGTAAAGCCATTGCTCAGTTACTGTATCAGCCATTTTATTTCCTTTTTGTTTTTAATTTTTTATTCATTATCTTTCCTTTGTTATTGACAGTGTTATCTACTAATGCTATTATATTTATATGAGAAAAAATAAATATATCGAACCAAACACAAAAATAAACAGATGGACAGTTAAAAAACGTATTGCAAAACTTAACAAAAGTAATCAAGCTATGTATCTTTGCGAATGCGAATGCGGTACTATAAAACAAGTTGCCGGTTTTCGTCTTAGGAGCGGATATACTAAATCCTGTGGTTGCCTCACCAGAGAACTCAGTGCTAAAAGGCTCACAACTCATGGTCTTACAAAACATCCTCTTTTCTCCATATGGTGTTCTATGATGAATAGGTGTTACAGTAAAAAAAACAAAGCATACTGTAACTATGGTGCCAGAGGAATTTATGTTTGCAATAGATGGCATGATGTTTCCTTGTTTATAAAAGACAATTCTTCTTTAGCAAAAAAAGATCTCTCCATAGACAGAATAGACAATAACAAAGGATATTTCCCTTCAAATACTCGTTTTGTAACCAGAAAAACACAATCATTAAATAGACGATCAAATATAAATATAACGTATAATGGAGTTACAAAGCCTATTTTTGAATGGGCAAATGACATAGATATTAAACCAAAAACCCTATGGAACAGAATTAGAAAATTAAATTGGTCTATTGAAAAAGCCATGTTAACTCCAGTTAAAAAATAATTATTTTATGATCATCGTTCCATAGCTGCAAAAAGATAGTCTACTGTCATTGTATTAGCAGAAGCTTCTCCGTTTTGACAGCCAAAAGAAATAGCCATATATTCATCATCTGGAATTGTACCAGCAGATAAAGTGCCTTTTTCTACATCATCCACAAAGTAGTGGATTGTATCAACTCCATCCCAATAGAAACCAACTTCAATATCTGTATCATCTGTTAATGTTCCTATAGCAGAAGCTGATGTATACACACTGTCTTTTACACAATGTATGTCTATGTTTGCATCTCCGTCATCAGATTGAAACCAAATACCATCTGTTGGCGCTGTGTCTATTGGATCTGTCGCTGTTATATGTATCCCTATCATGTAATCTGTCTGATCAACATCATTTCCCTGGAATTTAGCCTTAAACCAGGCTTTTTTCCCTGACTGTATTCTCCAACCCTCAAGATCATTTGTTCCACCATCATGTGAATGCTGACACCAAAGACTATCATCTTCGTTTGCAGCGTTTGTTATTACTACAGCACCTCCAACATACGT